GATGGAACATAGCATCCAACCTGAGGACATTGATTTGCAGGAGTCATTTCACCACACCCAACGCATTTTGTCTCCCACATTTTCATTTTGCGTCGTACTCCTTCTTCGTTTTAAAGTAGAGTTTATAGTATGGTTTTTTCATTTCGTCAAGGACTTTCATATCCTCTTCAAAACCCATATACTTACAAAGTTGGTATGATCCTTCTAACTCACTAATCAATCTTAGAATGTTAGCAGGATGTTTCTCAAGTCCCCCAAAATCATACTTTGACATAATAATAAATTGGAGAAAGCGGAATACCAGAATCGAACTGGTGACGAAAGGTTGGAAACCTTTAGTTTTGCCTCTAAACTAATTCCGCAAGCGACTCAGATAGGATTTGAACCTATGACCGACTGCTTAGAAGGCAGTTGCTCTATCCAGCTGAGCTACTGAGTCAAAATGACGTTAAACCATCACCATTTTAGATTTGTAATCATAGGCATAAACCTCGCGATTACCTTTGATGCCCCACCCCAACCAGTAATATGCATGTGTCATGTACTGGGGAATAGTGTATCCATATCCTTCAAACTCAGGAAGAACACGTTGGAAGATTGGTTCGTTAATCATGTAACGAGTCTGACCTTCAAGACTGCTAGGATCGCATCCATACTTAGCACAGAAGCTTCCAAGACCTTTATAACGTCCAATACTAGTCCACTGAATCAAACCAAATCCACCAGACTTACATTCTGTATAGGAGACGCGAGCACCACCTTCACAGATGTTGGAAATGAACTTACTCTCTTGCTTGATGTTGCCCATGATAGTAGCAAGGGCATTGAGATTAGTAATATTAGTTTTTGCTTGGAGTTCAGTCAAAACAAACTGCTCTGACGGGGTGCAGTCAGGACACTTCCAAATCTCTTTGTATTCCACTACCTCAGCAGCAATCACTGGTGGAATAATTGTTGGTGGGGGCGGCATCAAAAATGCTGTAAGTGTCTCAAGAATCATAGGTAAAGTAATCTTTGCGGTAGTAACGACCGAGGATATTGCTATTATAGTAGGTAGGCATCCCATTGTCAAGTGCCTCCGTCAGAACACCATGAACGAAGAGCTGGCGTGTCTCCTCATAGTTGACTCGTCCTGGTGTAGTGTGTAAGGAGAGGATTTCTCTAGCAAAAGATTCCCGTCCATATTGCTTAACATCCTCTGTAAGTTCTGGACAACTTCCATAGTACTTTTTCCAGTTACTCTCACTTGTAACTCTTCGCCGCTTGCCAGTATTAGAACTAATTCTAGGCTTTCGTTTCTGCCAGAAGTATTTTCTACCGATATAGGAACGGTTCGTGGTGCTACAGGTAATTTTGTAAACAAAACCATAGTTGTCCCCAATAAGACTCCCGTCAAAGACGCTGCCACGATAGATCCAGGGATTGGGGTACTCAGGGTACTCTTGATTTTCTTCCACATGTTCATAATGTTCTTTCCTTATTTATTAGGTGGTTCCTCATGAAACCACCAATCATCAATTTGCTTTGCTTCTATCTTTTTTTTGATTTTAGAGTTTAAAACCAGAGAAAGTATCTTTCTTAACATCTTGTTTGATGCCTCCAACAATATAACTTTCATTCTCAGTTTCTTGAGGAGCAACTTGAAGACCCTTAGAAGAGATCCAATGTTGTGTCCAGGGAAGAGGATTGTTCTTAGCAGCAATATCATAAACAGGTTTGAGACCTATTGCTTTCATGCGGCGATTAGCAATCCATTCAACATACTGTTTGAGCAAAGCATCATTTAAACCAATCATACTGCCGTCTCTGAACAGATGGTCTGCCCATCTCTTCTCTTCGTTTACAGCACGATCAAACATTGCATATGTCCACTCTTCTTCTTCTTTCATGATTTGCTTCATCTCAGGATCATCACCTGCTTTCCACTTGTTCAGAATGTTTTGAGTGATTGCCAAGTGTTGGTTCTCGTCTCTTGCAATAAGAGAGATGATTTTTGCAGAACCTTCCATAAGTTTGAGTTCACCGAAGGCGAAACTACAAGCAAAAGAAACATAAAAACGAATACCTTCCAGTATGTTGACATTCGCAACTGCTCTGTAAAGTTTACGCTTAACTTCTTTGATTTCCCATTGTGAAGATGGTGAATCTTTAAAGTCAGACTGCCACATATTACCATTACCCCATGTTTGGGCACAGTTGATAAAGTCGTCATATGACTCTGTAACGCTGCCTGCACGTTCTAGAATACGTTCGTCAGAAATGATATGATCAAATACATCACTGGGATCAGAATAGATATTTTTGATGATGTAAGTATAAGAACGACTATGAATCATTTCCATGAATCCCCATACTTCCATACATGCTTCTAGTTCAGGCAAGGAACAGTATGGAATAAACGCCATACCAGGACCACGACCCTGAATAGAGTCTAGCATAATCTGATACTTCAGGTTGGAAGTATAGATATGCTTCTGTTCTGGACGTAATAGTTGATAATCACCACGGTCTTTCTGTAGAGACACTTCTTCAGGTCTCCAGAAATATCCAAGTTGCTGTGTAGTTAGTTTTTCAAAGATAGGATACTTGTAGGAATCATATCTTTGAATGCCCAAAGGAGCACCAAAAAACATTGGTTGCTTCTTTGTGTCGTGAGGGGTGGTATTAAATACCGTCATTCCCGTCACTGTATTTGCGGTCTCCTTAGGTTCACCGCTGTATCCTCCACTGAGTTTAAACTGCACAGGATTCACACTCTCCCTCCTCGGCTTGTTCTAGTTGACTTAATATGGTTTCAAGTTCAGACTTATCCTCTTCCACCTCATCAGTCTTGATGTCGTAGGTGTTTTGATAGTATGAAGTCTTCCATCCATACTTATATGTAGTCAAGAGATCATTTGCCATAACCGAAACAGGTACTTCATTGTCTGGATAGTTCTCTGGATTGTAACTCCAGTTACCAGAAATTGCCTGGTCAAAGAACTTCTGCATCACAGCAACAATATTAATATAACCTGTGTTATCAGGCATCTCCCATAGCAATGTATAGTTCTGCTTCAATGATGAGTACTGAGGAACAATCTGCTTAAGGGGTCCTTTCTTTGATTTTTTAATGGACAAGAATCCTCTAGGTGGTTCAATTCCATTAGTTGCGTTTGACACAACGGAACTGCTCTCCGAAGGCATCTGTGCGGACAATGTGCTGTGTCTGAGTCCATACTTAGCGATAGATGCCCTAAGACCCTCCCAATCATGTGCTAGCTCCTGAGAAACAAGTTCATCAACTTCTTTCTTATATGTATCAATTGGCAGAATACCATCAGAATACTTAGTACGTCCAAAGTATTCACAATGACCTTTCTCTTCTGCAATACGATTAGAGGATTTCAATAAGTAGTATTGGAATGATTCAGACAATCCATGAACGGCATCCCATGCGCCCTGAGACCCATAGGATACCCCCAGTTTGGCGAGGTAATGGGCAAGACCAATAAATCCTACTCCAAGCGATCTCCGTGCCTTTGTAGCAATTTCTGCTGCCCTTACAGGATACTCCTGATAATCAATCAACTCTTCTAGTCCCCGCACTGCAAGATCACATAGATCTTCAAGTTCTTCATCAGAACGAATTTTACCCACATTAACAGCAGATAAAATACACAGAGCAATCTCACCAGGCATCTCTTCATCAATATGATTCAGAGGATCTGTTGGAAGTGTAATCTCTTGGCAGAGGTTACTCATATTCACCTTATCTTTAAAAGAGGAGTGCGAGTTACAGTGGTCGATGTTCATTAGATACAACCGACCAGTCTCTGCTCTCTCCTTTAGGATGTCAAGAATGAGTTCTTGTGCGCCGATAGTCTTTCTCGGAATAGACTCGTCTGATTCATAGCCCACATAGCAATCGTCAAATGTATCAGTACCAAAAGCATCATACAAACCTGGTACGTCGTTCGGTGAGAATAGGCTAATCTCTCCATTCTCAATGAAACGTTCGTAGAAAAGTTTTGAAATTTGGATTGAGTAGTCAAGTTTCCTCACTCGGTTGTCTTCTGTTCCC